CGCTTAGAAAACTGCCGTTTTCCCACACCTTCTTGTCATTAAAATAAACCGCCTCAAAACTTTCGATTTCGTGGCACGCAAAACAGATGACTAGGTAAAGGTCTTTGTTCTGATTGGAGTTAGCGAGAAATACGACTGCGCCACCAACGCGCACTTTGCCGTAGATAACTTTGCGTGATGCCGTGGCCTCTCTAACTGTGCCAGTGACGCCTTGCATCATTGCGCCAAAATCAGGCTTAGGCATTAACGCCCTAGAGATAACAGACAGCCCTGCGCCGATAGCGAACGCTGTAGCCGCCGCCGCAAAGCCAATGGCAAACGTTCCTGCCGCCGCCATAGCGCCGCCAACGGTAGCAAGTCCTGCAATAGCGGCAATAGCCATTTAGTTAGCCTTTAGTTGCCAGTGATCTTCAACGTGTTCAAAGCCAAGCCGCTCAAGTATCGGGCCAAAGTCTTGTTTCTTTTTGACGTTGACGTTAATCAGCTTGACGTTTTCTGCCTGTAGCGACTCTACGGCAAACTTGATTAGCTTAATGCCAGCAGTGCCTTTGCGCTCTGACTTTTTCAAAAACAGAATGTCATTATTAGCAAACATGAATCTGCGGTAGTGCAGACTAGGCATAACAAATACAACGAAATATCCGACTAGCTCACCGTTTTTTCTGGCCGTGTACACACGCAATGAACCTACCGATGCCATCTGCGCATAGGCATTCCAATTAGGCTCTAGCTTGATCTCATCTTGATGTAGTGCAATTTCTTTCCAATGCTGTTCAAGCAAAGGTTTAATTTCGTCTTTGACGTTGGCGTATGCCTCATGTGCAAAATCCATAGCTTGCCCCTATGGGTGAAAGTTCGGGTACGGCCTACTTGGCTGATTGTCGTAATAAATTGGATTAGCGTTTTTATCGCCCCATACAATTTCTTTTTCTTGAATCTGCGAAACATACTCTAAGCCATCATCGTTAGGATATTCGATGCGCTGATCGTTATCGGTGTATCTACGCACTCGCGTTTTCTCAAACTCAATCAGCTTGTTTTCGGCCGTTACCGCAATCGTAGCTGTATCGCCGCCATCCTTAATGGTCATTGTGTCCATAAAGCCAGCAAAGATAGTTACGGGCGTTGCAATGATATTGCCGCTAGAGTCAAAGCCGCCTAGCTTTACAATTAAGTCTCTGCCTTGGTAATCCTCATCCTGCGCCTTAGACAACAATGGGTCAGAAATACCGCTTAACATTACGGTTATGCCTGATGCTTTAAGGTCTACGCTTTCTGTAACAGTTGATATGGACAACAGATTGCCAGCCCCTATGTAATCTTTAGACGCATACGTTAGCTCGCCAATGCCATTCCATAGGTACAAGTAGCTATCTGGTACGTTAGAGTCAAAATAGGCTTCTACAAAAATGACTGGCTGGACAACATCGGCTAGCGACATTGCCGCCATATCCACACTTAGGCCGCGACTCGTAGCCATTAGATTGCTTCCACACAGGCAAAGGAAAAGCTATATAGGTTTCGCTCCGCTATAGACCATCCTATGTCATTAGACGCTAGACGCCATGTGCCAACAGGATTAGAAAAGTCTACTGCCGCGCTCGTTAAATCGTCACGCAATGGCGGCATAATGTCGAAATTATTCCCGCTAGGCACACTGGTAATCATGTAGAGGCGATTATTAACCTCAAAGTGATCTCCCAATATATAGCTACCCGATACGCTCGACAGCGTTACGTTTGTATCGCCTACCGATCCCGTAATAGTTCCTGTAGCCGTAACATTATGCAACGGGTTGTACATCGTAAACGTTTCTTTCATGCCGCGCAGACTCGCGAAGAAAGCCGTGTATGCTCTAGCTTGCGAGTGATTCATAGGCGGCAGAGTTACTTCTGCTTCCCATCTCACGCCTTGATGCGCGAATACCTGCTGGTCAAAGGTAAATACAGATTGCGTCATTGCCGTAGCAGACACAAGCCGCATCGTCATACTTTGAATGCCCACCGCATAGGGTAATGAAGCCATTATGCACCCATCAATGCTTTACTGTAGCCGCCGCCTCTCATGCGCGAATCAGCTACCGCCGCTTTTGCACTCTCTGCAATCTGCGGCATAAGGTTAAGGACTTCAGCGCGTACTGTCTGCGCTACGCCTGTAGAAATGTTGATCGTTTGATTTACAGTAGCGCCACCGCCCATGCGCCCATTGGGAACCACCTGACCCCCTCCTGACGGCACAAAAAGCTCTGGGCCATTCTCACCTACTATGTAGGGTCTGCCAGCCGATACAGGGCCACCTACAGCCCTTCCTGCTGGCGCAGAGCCACCGCCGCCAACACCGCCGATAAATCCTGTAATGGCATCGAATAGCGGCTTGGTAATGTAGTACTGCACAAGCATCTTAATCAGCGAGTTAATTACGCTCCGCGCCATATCCTTAACCGCATCTGCAAAACTCTTAGCGCCTGTCACCGCGTCCGTAAACGCCTGCGTGAACGTATTCATCGCGCCGCGAGTAAAGTTGGTTATAAGCGAGTCAAGCGTAGGCACTGCGTCGATAGCCATTTGCATAGCGCTTGCAATGTTTTGGAATAGCGTAGGCGTTTCTGCTAACTCATCGTTTAAGCCAGCCTGCGCGTTAGTCCCTTCGCGCACAGCACCAGCCATCGCAATTAGGGCATTGGTATACCCGTCAACTGTTAGCGATAGCGCACCAAACGTGTGGTCTATGGTTTCTAGGTTTAGGCCAAACAGCTCAATACTGTTAAGACCTGTAATGATGTGGTTAATAAACTCTATGATTTTATTGCCAAAGTCAGATATTGCGCGAGTAACTATGTAAACGCCATCTGTAATGTTTGACAGGCCGACCAAAAAGTCTGCAATTGTATTTCGCGCAAATGTCTCCAGACTGCCTTGCGCGTCAGAATTTGCCGCAATAAAGCCTGTCAGCATATCGGTTAAGTGCGTAATTGCTGGCGCTAATACTGCGACAAACTGATCGCGCAATCCTGCAAGCACATATCCGAGCTTTGTAAATGCGTCTTGCGTTTCTTCGACGCCTGCGACAGCGTTAGCTGACAGCAAGAAGCCTAACGCCTCTGCCTCTTGGAATAGCTCACGCATGGCCTCTGAACCTTGGTTCAGCATAGTCACCATGCCAGCGCCTTCGCTATCGAATAGCTTAAACGCAATGCGTAACTGCTGTGTGCCGCCTTCTACGTTCTCAAACGCATCGGCAAGCATCAGCATAGCTTCAGATAGCGGCGCTTTTGCTAGCTCTCTAGCGTCAAGCCCTAGCTCTCTGATTACGCCTTGCGCTTCGCCTGTGCCTCTGGCGGCTTCTGCGGCTCTACGCGAGAACCGCTGTAGCGCCATATTAGCTTGCTGGATGTTAAGGCCAGATATTTCGCTAGCAAACTGTAGCTTTTGAAGTTCTCTAGTCGTAGTGCCGATTCTGCTTGCAGTCTTAGCCAGCGCATCTGTAGCGTTGACAGACTGCCGTATAAGCAAGCCCATACCAGCGGCGGCACCTGCCGCAACTAGCGCACCTCTCATACTAAAGGCGGCGGCGGTTACGGCCTTGAGCGAGTCAGCAACGCCACGCAATGCGGCCTTACTGCTGTCAAGCGCCCTGATCTTTATGCTAATCGGTAAGGTTTCAGCCGCCATCTTTCTCGCTCATTATCTTAAAGAAGGCGAGCCATTCGTATAATTCCGTTACCGAAATCTGCTCTACCTCTTCAATCGTTTTGTGTAACCGATCAGCCAACGCTACAACGTTAAGCCTTAGCGGATCGGCTAGAAGTTTTTTTCCGCAACCTCTACTGGCTGAATCTGAGCAAACATTTCTTCAGCGATAGCCGATATGACGGTTGTTTCTTCGCCCATCAAATCAATGCGGTCATCGGCTGAATTGAATAGCTTATCGCCGCCTTCATCCTCAGCTTTCATTACGATCAGATCAACCATTGACGCCACCGTAGGTGCCTCTAGCACCTTGGGATGTCGTTTCTGCAACTCGTTTAAGTCGAAGCAGGTTATTGGCCTGCAATACATCTTAAACGGTTCTTCTGCCGACACGCCCCAAGCTGATACGCTTATTTTGCGGCGCTCTACCGTTCGCCTATTTCGTAGCTCTTTTGCTAAGCCCATTGACTCCCCTCAAAAACTTATGCGGTTGCTTCGGTTACGGCAGTAATGTTTTGCACAGAGAATGACGCTTCTACCATACCGTCAAACGCCGCCGAGATTGTTTTGCCAGTTACGATACCGCTACCTGTGTAATACTTCTCGCCAGTGCCGGTGCCGTGCGGGTAGATTTCCCAGAACAAGGTCTCTTTTACGTCTACCTCTAGCTGTGGTGCATCGTCTGCATCCCAGTATACTTCAAGCGACAGCGTGCTT